CCGGCCACGCCAAAGGCCACTGGCGCTCCAAGAGCGGCCCTACCGCCGAGCATCGCGAGTGGGCGCGGGTCGCCGCCTTAGCGGCCAAGGCTGTGGCGCCAGCCGAGGGCGACATCCGCATCCACGTTCGCCTTGTGCCGCCCGACCGGCGGGGCGACCGCACCAACTACCCCAATAGGCTGAAGCCGTACTTCGACGGCATCGCCGACGCCATGAAGGTGAACGACCGCCGCTTCCTGCCTTCGTTCGAGTTCGCCGAGCCCAAGACGCCCGGCGAGGTCGTCGTCACCATCCAACCCCAGGAGAGCGGCCAGTGACCGAACGCAAGCGCCCCGACCGCGCCTTGGTGCTCAAGGTCGTGACCGAAGAAGCGATGGCCATCGGCGCTGATCCCGCAGCCGTGCTGGCGATGGCCATCGACCGGTTGTCGAAGCGCGCCCGTCGAGCCTCCATGCTTCGCATCCTGGCCGAAACGGGATGCAGCCGCAGTGGTCTCGCCCACGTCTGGGGCTGCGACCGCCAAGTGGTCTGCCGCTTGATCAACCCTCGCAGGCCGGAACGGAAGGCGAAACCGGAACGGCCCGTGAACGGCAATGACCAACGACGGCGCGCGCGTGCGGAGCGGTGCAATGCTGATCTGGCGGCCTGGAATGCGCTGGGCCGCAGGAGCGAAGCCGCATGACCTTCCTATGGAGCGACGAGCGCGTCGAACTCTTGAAGGCGCTCTGGGACAAGGGTCTCAGCGCGACGCAAATCGCTGCGCAACTCGGCGGCGCCCTCAGCCGAAACGCCATCTGCGGGAAGGCCCGCAGGATCGGCCTCTACCGCACCTTTGAACAGATCACCGCCGCGAAAGCCTACGGTGGCCGAACGAACATGAAGGGCCACAGCCTTCGCAGGATTGCGCAGCAGACCCGCGCGGCGGCGCCGCCGAAGCGTAAGCCGCAAGCGCCGCTCCCCGCCATCCGCGTCAGCGAAACCCGCACCTACGCCCAGCCCGAGCCGACGCCGCTTCCTGTGTTCCGACCCGAGCCCGTGGCCTCAACCCCAAAACCCTGGCTGGAACGCCGGTTCGGCGAGTGCGCAGCGCCTGTCAGCGGGGAGGGCGCCGATGTCTGGTCCTGCTGCGCGGCGGCCCCGAACGGCCCCTACTGCGCCGCCCATCGGGCCCCCTTCTACACGAAGGCCGCCGCCAAGGCGCGTGAGGCCAAGGCGAAACAGATGCGGAGGGCTGCGGCATGACCTGCGCCCGATGTGCCGAGCTGGAAGAGGAGGTCGCCTACCTGCGGGGCGAGCTCGCGCTGACCCACGAAGCCGAGACCTACGCGAGGCTGCGCGCCCATCTTCGCTCTCGGCCTGGGAGCCATCGTGGCGGCGCCATTGGTCTGATCACGGCGCTCTACTCGGCGCATGGCCGCGTGCTCACCACAGCCCAGATCATGGACGCGGTGCCGGCCACCAAGACCGAGCACGAAGACCGGATGCCGGATATCTCCAAGGTCTGGGTCTGCTCCGCGCGCAAAGCGCTCGGTCATGACTCCATCGAGAACGTCTGGGGCAAGGGCTATCGCATGACGCCGGCAGGCATCGAGCGCGTCCGCGCCATCGTCGAACCCGCCGATACCAGCCAGGTCGCCGCAGCATGACCCGCGGCCTAACCTCCGACCGTTCCCAACTCTCCCCCTGGAAAGCCAGAGCCCTTGGCGCTGAAGCCGCTCTTCATGAGAGCGAGGCGCTGAACGCTGAGCTCTCCGGACAGCTCGCGCGGGCTCATGCGGCCTGTGTCCGGATGGCGCGGCAGGTCCCGCTTGTGCGGCTGGGGAGGGCGGCTTGAGCGAATCCCAGCGAGCCTCCGCCGCCGAAATCGTGGCGCATGAGCTTGCCCGGCGAGAGCCGGCGGACCGCCCGCGATTCCTGCGGGAGCTGCTGGCCCACACGGCGGCTGGACTGGTGGTGCTCGAAGGCGACAAGGCTGCGGCCGAGGCCTGCTATCGGCTTAGCGACGCCGTCACCACGCGGGGGCGCCGTTGAGCGTGGCCCTCGCGTCCGACAACAGCAACGACTTCGCGCGCCACATGGAAGCCGTGGCCCGCAAGGTGCTGGGCGATCCGAACAAGGCCCTCTCCAGTGCCGCCGAGCTCCGCTTCGGGTCGCGCGGATCCATGGCCGTGGACATCGAGAAGGGCGTCTGGGCCGACCACGAGGCCGGCGAAGGCGGTGGCGTCATGGACCTCCTGAAGCGCGTGCTGCGCCTGGAGGGCAAGGAAGCCATCGCTTGGTTGAATCGGGAAGTTGGCGCGGAGTTCGAGGAACGCCAGGAGCGCGAGCCCTCGCGCGGCAATGTTCAGCCCATGCGCCGCATAGTGGCGACCTACGACTACACCGACGAGGGCGGCAACCTGTTGTTCCAGTCGGTGCGCTACGAGCCGAAGGACTTCCGCCAGCGCCGGCCGGACCCTGAGGCCGAAGGCGGCTGGTCGTGGTCGGTGAAGGGGACCCGGCAGGTTCCCTATCGGCTTCCGCAAGTGCTCGCCGCTGTGCATATCCGCGAGCCCGTCTTCGTGGTTGAGGGCGAGAAGGATGCCGATGGCCTTGTCCGTGAAGGGCTGACCGCGACGTGCAACGCCATGGGGGCCGGAAAGTGGCCCGATGAACTAGCGCCGCCCTTCTCAGGCGCGGACGTGATCATCCTGCCCGACAACGACGACGCCGGCCGCAATCACGCCCAGGTCGTCGCGGCTTCGCTGCAAGGCCGCGCCAAGCGGGTCCGCATCCTCGAGCTTCCGGGCCTGCCGCTCAAGGGCGACGTCTCCGACTGGTTGGAGTCGGGCGGCGACCGCGACGAACTTATGAAGCTGGTCGAGCGAGACGCCAAGGACTGGGTTCCCGAGCCCCCGCAGAGCCGCTTCGGAGCGATCGGCTTCGGCGAGGCGATCCAGGCAACGCTCAGCTACCCGCCGCTCATCAAGGGGCTGATCTTCCAGGGCGACAAGGGGATGGTCTTCGGCGAGTCCGGGAGCGGCAAGAGCTTCCTGTGCGTGGACGCCGGGCTAGCCATAGCCCGCGGCGTTCCGTTCCTCGGCATGAAGACGGCGCAGGGCGCGGTCCTCTACCAGGCTGGCGAGGGCGGGAGGGGCCTCATCAAGCGCCTCCAGGCCTACGCCAAGGAGCATCGGATCCACGAAGAGTTGCCTTTCAAGCTCCTGCCAGAGAAGGTCAACCTCTTCGCCGAGGACGGCGACGCCGAGCCGTTCATCGCTGAATGTGTTGCCTGGCGCGCGTGGTACCAGAGCCAAGGCATCCCGCTCCTGCTGATCGTCATCGACACGTTCTCGGCCGCCTCTGCCGGCGCCAACGAGAACGCGTCCGAAGACATGGGGCGAATGCTCGACGCCGGCGACCGGGTCAACAAAGCCACCGGGGCGGCCGTAGTCTGGGTTCACCACAAGAACGCGGCCGGCCTGCGGGAGCGCGGCCACAGCTCGTTCCGGGCCAACATCGAAACAGCATTGGAGGTGAGGCGAGACGAAGAGACCAAAGAGCGCAGCGCGCGCCTGGTGAAGCTGAAGGACGGCGAAGACGGCTGGATCAAGGGATTCGAGCTGCAATCCGTAGAACTAGGGATCGATGACGACGGCGACCCCATCACGTCATGCGTGGTGAGACCCGCCCAGATCGAAAGCTCACGGACCGGCAAACGGCAATTCCTGCCCCGCGGTCAGTTCAACTTCCTTCGCGTCTTGGACGATGCGGTCGGCCAATGGGGCGGCATCGTTCCCGTTGGCGGCGAGGCCCCTGCGGGGACCTATGGCGTCGAATATCCGAAGTTCCGCGACCTCTACAAGGCCGTGCTCGGGGCCGGAAAAGAACCCGGTGCGATCCGCACGGCGATCAGCCGTGATGGGGATGCGCTGTGGCGATCCGGCCTGATCGAGCGGCACGAGGAGTGGTTCTGGATCACCGAACGCGGCAAGTGGCAGCTGAACGGGGGTGTTACGTGAGATTGTATGAAATCATTGAGGAAAAGTGGTGTTACGTAATGGTAGGTGTAACGCCCGTAACACGTAAATCGGCCGTCGCGAGCGCTCTCGCGCGCGGTTTGGTTTATCTCAAACCTAAGGGTTATCCCCAGAGCTTCAGTAGGGGTTGGCCCCTTCAGGGCCATACCCCGTACACAGAACCGGGAACTGCCACGCCGAGCGCGCGAACGCTCCCGCGCCTTGCGGCGCCCGCGTTCGCCGGCCGACCCCGCGTCCGTCCAGCAGGAGCCTCGGCATGACCGACCTCACCCTCGGAGACCGCGTCTCCCTCGTCTCTGGCGGTCCTGAGATGACCGTGGAGTGCAATCCATGACCGTGATCGTCTACCGAGACGGCGTGATGGCGGCCGACACGGCGGCCTTCGGCGGCGGCATCATCTCATCCGTCGCAGAGCGGAAGATCTACCGGACGAGGTGTGGCGCGCTGATCGGCTGCGCAGGGTCCAAGCCGGACATCTACGAGTTCCGCGCCTGGGCCGACGAAGCCTTTGAGCATAGCAAAAAGCCCAGACGTTTCAAGGACTTTGGTGCTATAGTAGTTGCTCAGGGCGGCGCGGTGTCGCGCTACGATGACGCCCTGCGGGAATATCCCGTTGAGGGGCCGTGGGCCGTCGAAGGCTGCGAGGAACCCTTCGTCACCGGCTGCCTCGCCATGGGCGCCACGGCCGAGCAAGCCGTCGCCGCCGCCATCAAGCACTGCGTCCGGGCAGGCGGAGAAGTCTACGCGCTGCGGCTGAACGAACCCAAACCCTCATCCGGGCTGCGAGTGGCATCGTGGAAGGAGGCTCCGGAATGAGCGATCAGAAGGTTTCCCAGGGAGCAGAGCACTCCGCTTCGCGTCGTCCTGAGGGGCTGAGCTTCACGGAAGGGCCTTGGCGGCTCTCGCCGACCCGGCGCTACGTGATGAACGGCTACGCCGCACCATGGATCTGCGAGGTCTGCACAGACCAGCGAGAATGGGAAGCGAACGCGCGACTCCTTGCCGCTTCACCCGCGATGTTCGAGGCACTGTGGACGATTGCGCGCGTGTCCACTGACTGGGGCGCTCAGGACTGCGCTCGACGCGCCCTTCGGCAGGTTTTCGGGGATGCCTCTCCACGGGAGAGCGACGCCGATGACGCGCCCGAAGGGTGCGCGCAAGGCAACTCCGGGAGGAAACCATGACTAACCTCCAAGACTCCGAACCCTTCGCGTGGAAGCGACCGAAGCGCAAAGACCCGACGGCGGCTGAGCGGAGCTTCGAGGCGTGACGCGCTGGATCCACGGCATTTCCCGCGAACTTCTGCGCGCTGCCTTCAGCGAATATTTCGGCGTCTCGGAAGAACACGCCGACATCGTGGTTGTCCTCTGGGGGCGCCCTGGCGAGTGGACCACCACGCGGCGCCTCCAGGTCCTCCTCAATAGCCATCGACCGCCGAAGCGCGGCACCATCCACGAACGGGTTAGGGTGCTCCGCGAGATCATGGAGCCGGAAAGCCTGATCAGCGGCGGCCAGCTCGACGACCTCGGCTACCAACTCAGCGAGGTTGGATTCGAGGAATGCAAGAACGCCCTCCGCGCCATGGCTGAGGTGCTCACCCGCAACGGCTCCGAGATCAGCGTGCCGGGCTTGGAGGAGACCGAACTGCCAGAGGATCGCCCGAGGCTGAGAACCGCCGCGAAGGCCTGAGACTGCCCGCTGGAGAGCCCATGGACCACTTGACCTACCTGGACCACTACAACGCGATGACCGCCCCAGCGCTTGACGAGCTCGCGATCATGCTCGGGCGCATCGCTGGCGCCGACGAGGCCCAAGCCTACCTCGCTTCCCTCCGGACATCGCAGGATGCCCTCTGGGACCAGTACCGGGCGAGCGCAAGCCAGCAGGTGGCGCCGTGATCTCAGAACAGGGTCGCTGAATGCCGTGGGAAAAGGGCAAATCCGGCAATCCCGGCGGCCGGCCGAAGGCAGAGCGAGAAGTGGTCGAACTCGCCCGCGAAGCATCGCCGCGCGCCATCGGTCGGCTGATCGAGCTGATAGAGAACACTGAGCCGAGGACAGCGATCGCCGCCGCCAATAGCGTGCTTGATCGCGCCTTCGGCAAGCCGACGCAGCCGCTGGCGGCCGACCCCGAAAATCCCCTGATCCCCGAAACGCCCAGCGTCGAGGCGCTGGCTAAGCTGAGTGCGAAGGACCGTGCAGAACTCCGCGCTATCATTGGACGCGCTGCTGGCCGACCCGAAAGCGACGGCACGCGCCATTGACTGCGCCGACGCGCGGGAGAGCTTCCATGCCTTCTGCGGTCTCGTGGAACTGCCTGGTGTCCCGCTGGCCTCAGAGCCTGACACGGGCCCGCGCAAGCTCCGTAAGGACGGCACATGGGATGACGATCCCGACGGCATTGCGGATTTGCCGTTCGCGCCCATCGAGACGCCCCAAGCCGCGCATCACAAGGCGCTGATCAGCCTCTGCGAGCGGCTGGAACGTGGTGACGTGCGCCGCGCCATGGTCTTCATGCCGCCCGGCTCGGCCAAGAGCCTATACGCCTCGGTTGCCTTTCCCGCTTGGTTTCTCGGGAAGCGGAAGGGGAGACAGGTCGGGGTAGCGACCTATGCGACCGGTTTGGCCCGAAAGGTTGGTCGCCGCATCCGCGCCATAACCCGCCAGAAGACCTACGCAGAGGTGTTCGATACCACCCTCAGCAAGGACCAGGGCGCGGTGAACGAATGGGCCCTCGACAACGGGTCCGAGTTCATGGGCGAGGGCATCCTTGCTGGGTGGACGGGCAACCGACTGGACGGCTTGGTGATCGACGATCCGGTGAAGAACCGCGAGGAGGCGGATTCGCCGGTCATTCAGGCCAAGGTCCGTAGCGAGTATGACGACAGCCTCAAGAGCCGCCTGAAGCCAGGCGCGTGGGTGCTGTTGATCCAGACCCGCTGGAACGCCAACGACCTCGCGGGCCAGCTCCTGCCGGAAAGCTGGGACGGGGAGAGCGGACCGATCATGTGTCGAGACGGTCTCGTCTGGGAGGTGTTGTCGATCCCTGCCGAGGCTGAGGCGAACGACCCGCTCGGGCGCGTTCCCGGCGAGATGCTTTGGCCAGAATGGTTCGGCCGCGATCCGGACTTCTGGACGGCCGCTAGACGCATCGCACGCACCTGGTCTGCGCTCTACCAGCAGCGGCCCAGCGCGACGGAGGGCACGTTCTTCCTGCGCGAGTGGTTCCGACGTTTCAGGCTCGGCGAGGAACCCCGAAACCTGCGCAAGTATCTCGTCACCGACCACGCCCCCACTGATGGCGAGGACAGTGATCCGAACGTCGGGCGCATCTTCGGCCTGACGGAGACAAAGGACGTCTATCTCTTGGACGGCTTCAACGCGGTCCAGCGCATGGACGTGACGGCTGACCGCATCGTCGGCAATCTGAAGACGCGCAAGGACCGCCCCGAGCCCAAGCCTCCGGAAATGCAGGGCTTGATCCGTAAGCACGAACCGTTCGCGTGGTTCCCTGAGGATGACAACAATTGGAAGACCGCTGAGCCCTTCATCGTGCGCCAGATGCGCGCCGAGGATGTCTTCTGTCGCATTGCTCCGATCAGCCCGCATGGCCACGACAAAGCGGCCAAGGCCCAGAGCTTCCAGGGTATGGCCGCCATGGGCGCCGTCTGGATCCCTGAAGGACCCGAGGGCGACAAGATCATCGACGAGTATGTGAAGTTCCCCGCCGGCACCCACGACGAGGAGGTGGACGTCGCGGGGATCATGGGTCGGGCGATCGCCATGGCCCATCCCGCTATCGTCGAGCCGGAAAAGCCAAAGGACGCCGAGCCGCGCGGCGTGACGGCCATGACCTGGGACGAGATGATGGCGATGCAGCAGCCGCGTCAGCAGAGGGTGTAGCGCCAGCCTGAGAACGGCCCCTCGACGCTGATCATGGCGACATGGAGCTCACGGCCAAGCGTCGCGATCATCTGGCGAAGGCGGTCTTCGGACTGCCGGCCGAGCGGTCTTACCCTATGCCTGATCGGGAACACGCCGCCAACGCCAAGGCGCGAGCCAAGCAGGAACTCGACGCCGGGCGCCTCAGCCAGAGCCAGTACGGCCAGATCGTGGCGAAGGCGAACAAAGTCCTGGGAGAGCGATGATGGACACTTACGCGAAGTACACCGGCGGCGAGCAGGAGGAGCGCGTCGGCGCCCAGACCTTCCCCCGCATGAAGCGGGTGATTGTAGAAGACGACGCGACGCTGGCCGAGCTGCGCGCCCGTGAAGACTTCGACGTGGAAGGCGAGGCCGAGGTCGCTGCTGATGACCAGCCGGACGACCCCAAGGCCGAGGTCGCTGCGGTCACGGCGAAAGAGGTCAAGGCCGCCTAAGGCCTAGCGCTGAGAAGCGCTGAGAGGCCCCCATTCTCGGCTCATGGCCGATACCGCGCCCGCAGACACCGCGCCGCAGGGCGTGCTGAGCCCCGATCCGGACCAGGCGCGCAAGGACGCCGCCTATGCCCGGCGCTGGATCGCCGAACTCACCTCGGCCGAGAAGGCCCAGCGCAAGTGGCTGGAGCGCTGCCGCAAGATCGCCAAGCGCTACAAGGACGACGAGGCTTCCGCTCAGGTCAACCGACCCCGGCGCTATGCCATGCTGTGGTCGAACACCCAGACGATCCAGCCGGCGACCTACACGCGACCGCCGATCCCGGAGGTGCTCCGCCGTTTTGAGGACGCGGACCCGGTCGCACGTGTAGCCTCGGAGGCGGTCGAGCGGGCTATCAGCTACAGCATCGACGTCCACGACCTCGACGGCGTGTTGCGGCAATGCAGCTTCGATTTCGTGCTCTTCGCCCGCGGCCAGACATGGGAGCGTTATGTCCCGACCTTCGGGCCCGAGGTCATGCCGCCGCCGGTCCAGCTTCAGGTCACGACGAACGGCGATTCCGACGACACTGGCTATGAGGACGACGAGGGCAACACCTACGACGCCAATCAGGTCACGATGAGCGACGGCGGCGCGGCCACCTTCCAGGGTGCGCCTTACCAGCCGGTCACCTTCGAGGACAGCGTCACCGACTACGTCAACTGGGAGGACTTCCTATACGGGGTCTCCCGCACCTGGGATGAGGTCGGCTGGGTTGCCCGGCGTGTCTATCTGAGCCGCGACGAGCTGGTCGACCGCTTCGGCGCTATCGGCAAGCTGGTCCCGTTGGACTGGGGTCCGGTCGCGCAGGGCCAGCGCGACGCCGACG